GCTACAGCTTCCCACAAAACTTGGACACTTACACCGTGACCAACGGGCAGGCGCTTATCTTCGGTCGCTGCGACCACCTGAAGGCAGACTCTATCAGCGTCTTCTATTCGGCTACCGGCGTCCTGTTCACCGACCAAGCCAGCGGGCCTATCACGTCTGCCAACGGCACCATCACCAACCTAGAACTTAGTTCATGCAAGTTCGGCGTCATCTGCCAGTCAACGCAGGCAGTCGGTGGCATCGCCATTACCAACCTTTTGATAAACGATGGCAACGGCATCCCGCCCGTGCTCAATACCGCGATCTGGATGGAAAACGGCGGCAACGATTCCCCGTATCTGTCCATCGTCAACGGCAGTTTCGCGGCGACGGGGGGACAAGCCTACCTGATCGACACCGGCCTTGAGGGCCACTTGAACATCGACAATGTATCCGGCATCGATCTGCGCGCAGCGGCGTTGACGCCCCCGGCGGTCCCGGCATCGCTGACCAACCTGACAAATCCGTTCCCGTTCCCGGTGTCGATAGCGATCTCGGGTGGGACAGTGACGGCCATTGCCATCAACGGGCAGAACCTCGGGGCGACCATGTTCGAGGGTCCGTACACGCTGCCGGTGGCTGGAATCATCGCCTTGCAGTACTCGGTGGCCCCGACTTGGGAATGGTTTGCGATATAAAATGAATTTATCGAAAGACCATTTGACATAATTAAAAGTTTGGGGGCAACATTGCCCGAATTTCGGGGATTTCCCTTCGGAAAGGTCGAAAAATGACGCTGCTTCGCCGATTTATGCACTTGGGTTCGATCGCGAATTACCCCTCCAATGCTGGCCTCTCCTTCTCCGGCAACATCCCCGATCTCGGCAGCCTGATCCAGATCGTCGGCCAACTCCAGCGACAGGGCATGTCGGTTGGCGGCAACCCGAATTTCGCCACCTCTGCCGGGACCACGATCACCCTCACCAACCTCGGTAACCTGACGCAGCGCCTCACCGCCGGTTCTGCCGTTACCGTCACCCTCGACTACGCCTACAACATTGTCGCCGCGATGGGCGATGCCGCGTTCCGGGGGCAGACCTTCGGTTTCGAGATCACTACCAACGCCTCGACGACGGTAGCGACGCCTACGCTCTCCGACGGCGCGGTTACGCTCGCTGGCACGACCACCGTCCTCGCCGCCGCCAAGCGCAACTACTTGGGGCAGATCACCCAACTGACGACCACGACCGGCTTCGTTCCCGACGCCGGGACAACTTTCACGTCGATCGCGCAGGTGGGAACCACCAACGCCTACACGGTGACCCTCGGCGTCAACGCCACCGTGCCGACCGTTGGCACCGCGATCTACCTCGGCGTCACCGCCGGGACGCTGCCTCCCGGCTGGTATCCGATCGTCAAGGTCACGTCGGCGACCAGCTTCGTCATCGCCACGCCGGTCACCGGGACGGCATGGACGGCGACGGCAGTCACCTTCGGCACGACCAGCACCGCCCCGGTCACCTTCAACCCGCTCGTCACCATCACCGGCATGTACGCGACGGCGACGGCAGTGATGTCGGTCTGACCATGCGCCTGCCCCGCTTCCTGAAACTCGGCGCGCTCTCCCGCATGCCAGCGGGCATGACGGCCGACCCGTCGGCGAACTTTGCCCTGTTCGCGTTGCTCGTTCAGGCCAACAACTACTGCGGGCATCTCGAAAACATCACATCGGCGGGCACCAACTCGACGCTGACCGCCGCGCAGGTTCGCCGCCGCGTGCTGCGCTTCACGACCGGCGCATCCGGCGGCTTCACCATCACGCTGCCGTCAACGTCGGCGATCATCGACGCGCTGAACACCGGCAACTGCCTGATTACCGACGGCACCTACGGCCAGCCGTTCTCGATCCTCAATGACGGCGTGGGCCAGACCGGGACGCTGACCGCAGGCGACGCCAGCACCACCATCACCGGCACGGCAACCGCGCTGACCAACACCCGCCGCGATTTCTTCCTCATGGTCACTTCGCCGACAACGATCACCATCTACAACATCGGGAGCGCGGCGATATGAGAATCCGCAATTTCCTCCGTTTGGGCGTCGAGGGCGAGCAACCCGACCCGGCCGCAGCGGCGACCGAAGATGTCGATCTCGATTCGCTCGATCTCGAAAGCACGGAGCAGTCCGCCGCACCGGAGCAGGAATCCACAGAAACCCCGCAGGAGTCGTCAGCCGACCGCCGGGCGCGGGAACTGGAATCGCAGCTTGAGACAGAGCGCGCAGCACGGCGCGCGATCGAGCAGACGCGACCCGCGCCCGCCGCGCAACCGGCCGCAGACACCGAGTACGAGCGCGAGGAAGCGGAAATCCGCCGCCTCGAAGCCTCGGGCGCTACGCAGGATCAAATCGGATGGGCGCGCTGGAAGATCGGTGTCGATCGCAGCAACCGGCAGACGCAGCGCACGGCAGAACAGCTACGCAACGAGGCGCGCGATCTCTCCGACAAAGGCTCGTTCGAGCGTCTGGAAGTCACCAATCCGAAACTCTACAAGCGCTACTCGACCCGCGTCGAGGAAGCCTATCAGCAGGCCGCGAAGTCGGGCCAGCCGGTGTCGCGCACCATCATCCTGAAACTGATGCTCGGCGACGATTTCCTGTCGGGCAAGGTGAAGTCCAAGACGCAGGCCAAGGAAGCGCCCGCCGCCCCCGCGAAGCAGGTCGATCGTGGCCGCTCGCCGGGGATGGTCCGTTCCGACGTTCAATCACGCACGACCAACCGCAACGATAGCGCCAAACTGCGCGAGCGCTTGAGCAACAAGCTCATTTGACGAGAGGGCAATATGAACCTGTACCTGAAACTTCTGGCTCGCTTCATGGCGCTCGGCGTCGTCAACACGTCAACGTCGGACTCGTTCCAGACCGACATTGTTCAGTACATCCAAGAGGAAGTGGAGCCATTGGCAAGGCGGCAACTGGTCGCCTACCAGTTCGGCAAGCCGCTTCGACTCGATACCAATCGCGGCGTGACGTATACCGCGACCCGCTTCGAGCGTCTTTCGCTGCCCTTCGCGCCGTTGCAGGAAGGTGTGGCCCCTGTCGGCGAGCCGGTGCAACTGGTGCAGGTGTCGGCGACCTGCCAGCAGTGGGGCGATTCGGTCATCGTCACCGACGTTGCGAATTTGACCATTTATCACCCGATTTTTCAGCAGGCGATCCAACTCGTTTCGCTGCAAATGCCGGAAACGCTGGAACGAAACACCTTCCAGACGTTGCAATCGGCCAATCAGGTGAACTTCGCCAACGGTCGTGCCAATCGCGCCGCGCTGGTGTCGACCGACATCATGACCCCGCACGAAGCCAACCGCATCGTCGGCTCGCTGCTGACCTACGGTGCGCCGCGCTTCATGGGCGACGAGCGGGAAGACATGATGATCGAGGCTGGAGCCTACCGCGACCCGTCGAAGTCTCCGGCAGTGATGCAGCATTACGTATCGATCATTCACCCGCTGGTGGCGCAGGACATGCGCGAGAACGCGCAAGTCAACACCGCATGGGCGTATTCGGACATCAACCGGCTGTACAACAACGAGCTTGGCCCGTTCGGCGGCGCGCGCTACTGCGAATCGAACATGGTCCCGTATTGGGTCGGCGTGGCGCAGGTCAACGGCACGGCATCGACCACGGGCGGCACGCTGGCGACCGCAACCTACTACATCCAAGTCACCGGGGCACCGGCTACCACGTCGGTCGAGCAGCGCATCTACCAAGTCTCAACGTCGATGAGCGTCACCGGCCCGTCCGGCTCGATCAGCGTCACCCTGCCGAGTCTTCCCGGCTACGTCTTCAACGTGTACGTCGGAACCTCGGCGTCGCCGACCAATCTCGGCCTCAGCGCGTCCGGCCCGACCGTCGGCCCGCTCGCCGGGCAGGCGACGCAACTGGCGTCAGGCTCGACCGTCGTCATCACCGGAGTCGGCGCGGCGCAGACGCCCCCGGCGGCACCGGCCACCGGCGTCACGGTGTTCCCGACCTACTTCATCGCCAACCACAGCTACGGGCAAGTCCTGCTGGAAAACCCCGAGTTCTTCTACCTGACCGGGGCCGACAAGTCCGATCGCCTGAACCAGACGCGAGTCGTTTCGTGGAAGCTGTTCTATTCCTCGATCATCCTCAACCAAGCGTTCCTCGCGCGGGTCGAATCGTCCAGCGCGTTCACGCCGGGCTATACGGCCGGAACCGCAGCGGAGATTAGCTGATGCCTCGCGGACGCCCCCCGAAGGTCAAGCCTGTCGAGGGAGAACAGCCGATCACCGATGCGGTAGTCGAAGTGGTATCGGTGGATGGCGTCGCCCCCGACGACCTCACGGCGCTGAAGTCTCAGGTCAGGGACCTCGAAGCCAAGCTCGCCGCTGCCAATGCCTCGAAGCCGATCAGCACTTCCGGCGGCGCGACCGGCCGCATGGGCAAGGTGAGCCGATTCAAGGAGTGGGAAGTCAAGTCGTGGAAGGACAACGGCGACCCGGTGAAGGTGCCGGTGTTCGAGACAGTGAAGGTGCCGTTGTACCGCTACACCATCGATCTTCCCCCGTGCGGCGGGCTGGAATGCAAGATCAACGGCACGCCGTTCTATCACGGCATGGAAGTCGACGTTGATCTCGACACGCTGCGGACGCTGAAGGAACTGGTCTACCGTTGCTGGCAGCATGACGCCAACATCCACGGCAACAAGGAAGAAGCCTTCTATCGCCAGAAGAAAATGCCGACGATCTCGGCGCGAGGGATGCAATGACCGATGAAACCGGCAAGCAACTGGTCGAGGGTGACGTAACCGTAACCTCCATCCTGTCCGACAAGCGGCAGATCAACATTCGCACCCATCTCTACGTCGGCGAGGATCAGGCTGTACGCAATTTCCGGGTAGACGCCATGATGGACATCGTTGACCGGCAACTGGTCCGCTCGGACATCATCGCCAAGCAGGCCGAGATCGCGCAGCACGACGCTTCCGAGACTGCGCTGGCCGAACACTTCGCCGATGTACTCGCCAAGCAGCAGGCCGACCAGCGCCTCACTTCGACCGAGAAGCAGACGCTCGCTGACTTCGAGAAGAAGAAGCAATGGCTACGGGACCGCCGGGATAGCGCGCAAGCGGCGATCGCGGCAGCAAACCACAAGCTGAACGGTTCAGCGACGCAATGAAATGCAAGCCAAGCAAATCGTTCGCATGGCTTCGATCATCGCCAAGGGCGGCGAGAGGGGGATGCTCGGCCTAGCTGGCGAATGGCTGAACACCGTCCTCAACAATCTCAAGCTCGTCTACAACCTCAAAAGCAACCGCGTCACCATCCCGCTGACGATCCCTCCGGGCAGTTCTCCGGGGGGCGGCTTCGGCCCGTTCCCGGTGCCGGGCAGCTACCTCCGCACCTATGACCTGTTCTACATGATGCCGAGTGCCGGTGGCTTGCCGCCGCCGACTCAGCCGATCTTCCTGAACATGGTCACCATGCAGCAGTTCGATGCCGAAGTTAAAACGCAGATTGCCAATTACCCATACGAGGCGGCGACCGACCTCTCGACGCAGGCGCAGGTATGGAGTGGCGGTAGCGTGGGCTTGGGCACCAAGACGCAGGCCGGTAACCTCTACATCTACCCGGCATCGAGCGGCACGCTTGAGCTAACGTGGCGCTACATGCTTGACCAGCCGGACATCGTGAGTCCCGAGAATTCCACGCAACAGCCTTGGTTCGCGCACGACCAGTATTTGATCGAAGCCACCGCCGCCGGGATGATGGGCGTCACTGGCGACAACCGCAAGGCCGAGTACGAGCAACGATCGCTGGACATGCTGCGGCCGTACTTGATTCAGGAAGGCGACGAGCAGCGCGCCGTGGTATCAATCCAGCTTGACCCGCGCCGCTTCCACTATCACCAAGGACTGAAACCGACCAAGGCGTTCCCGTTCTGATGGATACCGGATGCAAACCGACTGAGCATTGCTTCGGTATGTGTACCGTGGAATTCCAACGCTATAAGGAACTGATCGAGTCCCGCGCCACGGAGGGCAAGCCGGATTCGTTCTTCACTTCTGACTTTGAAATAGTCATCCGCCAAAGCGGCATCGGGGCCGATTACTTCATCCGCTTCGACGGCGACCAAGACCAGACTTGCATCTCGCACCACGAACATTTCTGATGGCGATCGACCAATCCTTTCCGATGCGCTTCACGCCGAGAGGACTGTCGGACGCCTTCGATGCGACCGACAAGTTCCAAGGGGCGTGCCAAGCGCTGACCAATCTGGTGTTCGACCCATCGAACCCGGAACTGGTCGTTTCACGCCCCGGCGTGCAGCCCTACGTCAACTTCGCCGCGCCGACGACGCCGTTGTGGGGCGGTGGTGAACTGTGGGGTGGCGGCGCGATGTGGACTAACCCGTCGCCTTGGTCGGTCGATTGGGATGACCCCGGCTTCATCTCGATTCAGGTCGACATCGGCAAGCGCGTGTACGGGATGATCGCCACCAACCGCTTCCCCGGCCACGACGAACCGTTCGTGTTCGACCGCCAAGCCTTCGACTTCATCCCGATCTCTGGCGTGGCCGAGAACAACACGCCGATGTCGCCGCCGACCACGGGCGATTGGGTTCCGCCAACGCTGACGGTAGTGGGCACGATGGTCGTCATCACCCATCCGGGCTTCAGCGATGTTGGCGGCCTGCTGTGGGGCGGCGGCGCGATTTGGGGCGACCCGCTGCATGTGTGGGCGGCTGGCTTGGGCTTCTACGGGGTCATCGACATCAGCACTTTCGATGCGCCGTCGTGGCGCTCGGAGAACACGGCAGTCAACGGCCTGACCAGCATCCCGCAGGCGGTCGCCAATCTCAACAATCGCGCCTACTTCGCCGTCGACAACCTGCTGGAATACACCGACATCCTGACCAACCCGCTGACCCGGACCAATGCCGACCAGATATTGACCATCTCCGACCCGGAGCCGATCAACGCGCTGGCCGGACTGCCGGTGCAGACGACATCCGGCGGCGTGACCCAAGCGCTGATGGCGTTCAAGACCGGGCAGATTTGGCAGATCACCGGCGACCAGATCACGCAAGACCTCGCGCAGAATTTCGTCAGCCTGAACGTCGGCACCAACGCGCCGCGCAGCGTGGTTCAGGTTCCCTACGGCATCTATTTCCAAAGCACCGGGGGGCCGTATTTCGTCGACCTCTTGGGCACCTTGCGCCTCGTCACCCATCAGCCGGGATCGCTCGAACCGGACATCGTGATCCCGTTCCAGAACGCGCAGACGGCGACGCGCTCGGCCGCAGCGTACATCGCCTCGGTCTACCGCATCTGCATGCCGACCATCCTGCGCGGCGTGCAGTCGACCAACGACTACTGGTTCGACGAGCGCAAGCGTCGCTGGCACGGGCCGCACACCTTCGCCTACGACTGCGCCAGCCCGACCACCGACGGCTTCTGGATTCTGTCGAGCTATCTGAACCCCGGCATGTTGTGCAAGAGTGAGCCGGTGCAGACGACCATCTTCACCAACAACGATCTTGGGCAAGTCCTGCAATGCCGGTTACTGACGGCGACATTCCCCAAGGTCGGGGACATGGCGATCAAACAGGTTGCCGAATCGCAGATCGAGCTATCGGCTTCCGGCGGCAACGTCGCCTACATGATTACGGCGCGCGACGCGCAAGGCTCGGAAATCGGCTTTTGCCAGATCGGTGTCATCCAGCCGATCCCGCGATGGGACGACCCGTTCATCCATTGGGACAACGGCACCGTCTGGTACATCTCCCGGCTGTGGGGCGGCGGCGGGCTATGGGGTCCGCTCCCGTCGTTTTGGGGAGAGAATGGCAATTGGGGAGATCGGCACTCGTATTGGGTCGACATTCCGGGTTCGGGCATGCTGTGGGGCACCGGCACGCGCGCCATTCCGCACACCTACCCGTGCCCGTGGACCGTGCCGCTGGTGTTCGAGAAAATGGAATTGGAAATCACGGCGCAGGCCGACGCTGCGGTTGCGATCGGAACCTTTTACGCGCGCTACCAGCGGACGGGGTACATGACGCTCGGGCCGAGTTTTAGCGAGGCACCATGATCGGAGTCTACGCAATAATCAATATGAAAAATGGCAAGCACTACAAAGGAAAGACATACCGGCCCGCCATAGGCGGAATCACAGGCCAACAAGGAAGTTGACATGCTGAACCGACTGAAGCGATTCCTGCATTTGGGTGTGCTGATTACGATCCCCAACAACATCGTCAACGGCACGCTGATCGATGCCAACCCGGTGATGGCGAACTTCAATGCCATCGCCTCACAGGTGAACGCTGGGGTCCCGGCGCTCATTCCGGTGACGACCTCGATCACGTCGTTCACGCCCGCGCTCAACTTCGGCGGCGGCACGACCGGCATTACCTACGTCGTGCAGAGCGGGGCCTACGTGCGCGTCGCCTCGATGGTCTTCTTCACCATCTCGATCCAGCTATCGAGCAAGGGAAGTTCCACGGGAAACATGCAGGTTTCCGGCCTTCCCTTCGCCTGCAACGCGTCGTGGCCGACCGGCGGGGAAAACATCTACCCGGTGAAGTCGGACTTTGTGACCTACAGCGGCAACGTCTACGCCGACCTGACCGCCGGAAGCTCGTCGTTCGCCATCGTCCAGCAGATCACCGCAGCGGGGCATCCGTCGATATTGCAGGAAACGGCTATCACCAATGCCGGGGAACTATCGTTCTGCGGAGCGTATTCGCTGTAAGCCATGCCGATCATCCGCAGTTTTCCGAACTACATCGCCCCCGGTGATCCGGTGTCGGCGGGTCCGGTCATGGCCGACTTCAACCACATCCTGACCGAAGTCAACGCCAACGCCCAGCCGCTCGGCCCGGCGGTGCCGCTGTCGCTGGTCGCCGCACAGAAGACGGCTGGCGTGCAGATGTTCACGACGCCGCCGACGAAGGTGACGTTCCCGACAACGCTGCTCGACATCAACAGCGAGTACAACAATGCGTTGAGCCGGTTCACCGCGCTGCGCGACGGCAAGTTCTTCGTCTACGCCGCGCTCAACGTCACAACCTCTACCGCGCAATCGTGCGCGCTGCTGCTGTACGCGAACGGGGCGTTCACTACTTCCACCGGCATCTTCTCGCAAGGCTCGCTGGACGGGCCTTTCGTGCAAACGATCCAGCTATCCGGGCTGGTGTCGCTGCTGGCAACCCAATACATCGAAGTCTTCGCCGGGTGCAACATCGGCAGCATGTCGACCGACGCATCCGGCGGGAGCCGGTTCAACGTCATCCAAGTCCCTTAATGGCAATAACCGTTACTTATCGTGGATACTCAGGTCATAGTGTTGGCTTTGATCGCGGCGATCGTGTCGCCGATCGTCGTCGCTGCGGTTGGCATCTGGAACCGGCGCGTAGACTGGAAGCGGCTCGATCAGGTTGCCACCGTACTCGCGGAGAATGAGGAACGAAAGGCGGTCATCGCGAAAGAGCAGTCGATAAAATTGGACGAGATTCATGGTTGGGTCAACAGCAAGATGACCGCTTCCATGCAATCGGAGTACGACGCCTTGCTGTTTTCGATGAGGCTTCTCCAAAAAACAGAAAGGACACCTGAGAACGCGGCTCTTATTGCAACAACCGACTCGAAGATTGCCGCGCTGAGGGTTGCCTTGGATGAGAGGCAGAGGATGCAAAAGCTGGTGGAATTGCGCTTTACAAAATGAAGGGGAACGATCATGAAAAGCCTGCTCGTCGCTGCCGTTGCCGCGCTTGTCTTGGCGGGGTGCGCCACACCTTTCTCGGCGAGCCAATCCGCGCAACCGTCGGTCATGGCGCAGAATCGCCTACTGTCGTCACCGGCAAGGGCATCGAACAGCATCGCAAGTATCGACGGGGATTTCCGTGAGACTTTATCGGGCTGTCAATCCGTGCTTTCTGGCTTCGAGAGACAGGCTCTACAGGCGAAGCAATGGTCGGTGGGTATCAAAACCATTGGCGGCCTGTTCGGGGCCGTATTACTACCCGTCGCTATCGTTAAGGGAGCGGCGGATTCGATTGTTACGCTCTTTGGGGCGTTATCCGGCTTCGCAAATACCGAAGAATCGGTCGTCAGCAAGGAAGCTCTGGACGCTACGGCGATCCTTATCTCGCGGGCATCGGTAATAACCTCGATGCAGGGGGCGCTGACCAAGTATTACGCAGCGCGCAGTTCCGCTCCGGTCAATACCGCGCAGATGGCGGCGGCGACCGACGAGCTTCGCGCGGCGTGTATCACCTACTTCATCCAATCCCCGCAATCGGGGCTGATCGACACAACCCAATAGGGCGATGTGATGGAGTACCGGCAGATGGGCAACAGCCCGATCAAGACCCCGGACGTAAGGGCAACGCGCAATTAACAACATCGAAATCGTCAAGCCAGCGCAGTTCGATCCCGTCGCTCGGGAGTCCATTGTTCGCCTCGAAGCCGAGATCGCCAAGTTGCCGCAGTACCAATGCCCGCTGCGGCACTACTTTGCCGACGGGCTTTACGTGCGGGAGATATTCATCCCTGCCGGGTGCGCGCTGGTCGGCTACATACACACGCAGGATTGCGTGACCGTTGTATCCAAGGGCAAAATTCTGATCGCCGACGGAGAGGGGTTGCCGGTGTGTGTCGAGGCCCCGTTCACGAAGGTTGTTCCCCGTGGAACAAAGAAGGCAGGCTACGCGCTGGAAGACACCATCTGGTCGGACGCCTACGTCAACGCCGACAACGAGCGTAACATCGACGTACTAGAGGCGCGCCTGACCGCGAACACGCATACCGAGTACCTGCTGAGAATCGAGAACAGACCATGAGTCTCGCTACCGTTGCATCCATCGTCGGTATCGCGGCCGGGGCGAATTCCCTGTCCGGCGGATCGCTGTTCGGTACTGGCGGGCAACAGGGCGGATCGTCGAACGCCAACACCT